GATCCCCTGCAGCGCTCTTACTCCCGTCGTTCTTTACTGCCAGTAGAGCAGCAGATTGTTGATGCGTTAGGGTTAACGGTTGAAGAGTATTGGGAATTTTGCCGTTTAGCGGACTGCAAAGCTAAAGAGCGTGGCGAAGAATATGGATTAGTTCCTGACATTAGCTGTGGTGCAGAGATAAAAACAGCAGAAGTTCTTTTAAACATTGCGATTAGCCTGATATTTACAGCAGCTTCAATGCTGCTGGCACCAAAGCCGCCAGGTTTTGAGGAAGCCCCTGGTGCGATTCGTACATCAGATATTCGTGGTCAAACAAAATTTGCCGAGCTGTTTGGTTTTGACAGCCTGCAGGACTTAGCAACGCTTGGCAGCATTATTCCGCTGATCTTTGCCAAGCGAGGCACGCTGCCTTACGACATCGATTCCACCGTCAATCCAGAAAGACCTGATGTCTCTCAAACGGTTGTTGGCGGCATCCGTGCCAAAGGATTGCTTCTTTGGTCTCAGTTGTTGAGCAAGGGCTCACACCAAGAGCTAAAGATGCTGACAACGCTTGGCTTGGCTGCACTTGGTGCGACACCTGACGCTCAAGGTCTTGCGGTTGGCGACCAGCTGCTGCGTAACTATCACGATGCTAGGTATGCGGCTTATTTTCGAGACAACTTTGAGACTGGTGGCCGTGTCACCGAAGTAAGCAACAACATTGCATCTGCTGGCTCGTTAGAAGCAGATGAGTTTATTGGCAATGTTCACAAGGGTACGGACGTTTTCAAAGCGTTTTACCGAGGAATTGAAGGCGGTAGCTATGAGCCGTTGATTTGCGGCGCTCGAACGCCAAACTCTCAGCGTTCTTTCGGTTGTCATACGCCGATTTCAAACGGAGCAGCGTTTTTCCCAGATTATGAGCTAGTTCAAATCTTTGATCGTGAAAAACCTTTGCAGGTTTTAATTGAAGATTTTTTAAATGATCGACCTGTATTGGCTGAAGGTCCTCCAGGCATTAAAGAGCTGAAAGTAAACCTTGCTTATGCTGGGCGGCAGTATGCAGAGGCGCTTGTTGATGAAAACAATACTGTTATCGCTGAAATTAGTGTTTTAAATCCAAACGCTGTTGACGTTGATATTGAAAAAGGTCAGAGCGTTATTTTTAGAAATGCAGCTGCCCGAGAACCTGAAGACAACTTTCCGCCCCATGGAACGGCTGACATCAACACAGCCATTGACCAACGCATGGTTGATGCAGATACGAACATCAACGTAGGGGACTTGTATTTATTTGGAACGGCCCTAGTTCAATGCGTAAACGCAAGCCACAACCAACCGTTAGAGCCAGGAGCGGTTAACGGCAAAACGTATCAATTTGTATGCAAAGAGCGTGGAAAAGCCACGTTGATTAACGGTAATTATGCAGCAAACGACAAGGCTGCGTTTGACCGATTTGCAAATTTCTTTGGCAACAATGCGAAGGGCAATCCTTCTTATGGCCACCATTTGCAAAAGGTTGAGATTGCCACAATTGTCAACAACAGAGAATGCGATCAAACAGAAATAGGCATTAAAAGCGTTGTTTTCAAAAAGGTTAATGGCTTCGCAAACGTTGAATCTCAGCCGGACGCCGCCACGCTTGCAGAATTTGAAGACGACAGGCAACCGTTTTCACTGGGACGAGTTACAACATTCCAGACACGGTACAGCTTCTTTAAAATTGAGTGTCGCCCAGTAAACACTGCAAACAGCACTGAGTTTGTTGATATTTCGGATAAACAAGTTTTTGCTGTTAAAGGCAACAGTCCTCAGCCTCAGTACAACACAATACGCATTACGCATCCGCAGCGCAGGCAGTACGAATTCAGAATTAAACCTGTTCCAGGCTCGATAATTGCCAAGGATTTTATTGGAAAAAAGAGATTTCAGTTACTAGGCGAAGGCAGCCTTCAAACAGTAACGACTGATGATATATCGTTAGGCCAATTTGCAATTTCTTACACCGGCACTCCAAAAACGCTTACTGCAGACAAAGCGTCAAACGGTGAATTTAAGTTCAGCAGTATTGCCCCTTCAGAGGTTGTTACCAGCGGAATTGTTACTGGTTTTACGGAGACAGCAAATGCGCCTATTCCGCTAGACCTTCTTTATGACCTTGATGCGGAGAGGCTGGTTTACGATGAAGACACTAGAGATCTACAGTATGGCGTTTTAATCAACGTTCCAAATCCTGACGATCCAGACGCAACTTATGCACGCTGGAACGGAGCCCAGGTTGAGATTGGGGACATCTATAGGGTTGGAACGCTTAGCGGCATTGTTCCTGGGCAGTCGGTTTGGGTGCGAGAAGAAATTAGGCTAAACCACTCCGACCCTGTGCAGGCAAACCGCAACTTTGTCCAGTTTGACGGTAGTGGCGTAGGAGCTGCTTTTTGGGACGGCGTGGACGTTACGAGCCAGTTAGAGCAGCCCGGCGATAGGGATACGACAAAGCTGTATAGATCAGTTGATAGCGTTTTGCAGGCAGAGAAAGTAGAACTTACTCCTGCAGGTGAACGGCGAGTTGTTGAAGACAACCCCAGTGGAAACGGCGAGATATACGCTGCAAACCGTTTTTATGTGTTTATCAGGAATCCAAACACGCCTTACGAGCAGTATGTAGCGAAGTGGGACGGAGTAGATGTATCTGCGCTAATGAACATAACGCCCACTTTTGCTAATCATCTTAGTTATCGCGTCGGAGGTCAAGAATATTTCGACACTGCCTTAAATCTGCCTGTATATAGGATTTATCGAGTCCAGCATGTGCCGCCTGTTATTGCTTTTTACGGCAGGATCGAAAAAGGCGAATATGTTGGCGACATGATTGATCGAAAACTTTATAGTATTGAAAAATACAAGGAAAAGACTGAACTGCCAGCCTTTGATGTTGCTCCAGCTATTTACAACGTTGTCGGGGGATCTGGTACGGGTCTTAAGGTCAGTGCGTCCAGTTTTGCCGTAAACCAATGGCAGTGGGTCATCCCTGAAGAGTCCGAGGTTGCCGGGGCTGGTGGCTCTGGATATGTAAACGGCGAAGCTGTTTCAGTAACATTTCCAAACAGCGATGGCACCAGTCTTGGAGTCACCTTGTATATCAATGGGGTAACAGAAACCACTCGACTAGATCCAGGCAAAGAGCCGCTAAACATTCTTGATGCAGTCGCTGATTATCCCAAGTATCAAGCTGAGCAGACCAGCCATCAGGAAGGTCCAGAGCATGAAATTGCATTTGTCAACGAGCAGATCAAGCCAACAAATGCAGCTGAGTACAACGATTTGTCTTTGCTGGGACTTCGTGTTCTGGCAGGCAAGGACTGGACAGCAATGGGGCAGTTCAGCGCTTACATCCAGCAAGGCATAAAAGTCGATCGTCTGATCAACGACAACGGCGAAGCAGTAGCTGCTGGAACGCTAAGAGCGTCAACCAACAACTTTGCAGAGATTGCGTACAACCTGCTGACTGATGCACGCATTGGAGCGGGTAAGCGGGTGCCTAGCGCAACTGTTGACCGTGACGCAATGACAACTGCAGCTCAGTTCTGTTACGCCAATGGTTTCAGGTTTGATGGCGTAATTGAAGACCGTCAAGCGTTGCGCGATTTTATTGCAACTAACGCAGCCTTTAACCTGCTTGATTTCACGATTATTGGTGGCAGATTTGCCTTGAAGCCTTCAGTGCCTTACAACGAGGCAACGTATGTCATTGACAGGAACAGAGACATAAACAACGAAATCAAAGCGTTGTTTACTGATGGCAACATGAAGGACATGCAGGTTACTTTTGTGCCTGCCCAGGAGCGGCAGTTGTTTAAAGCAGCTGTTGCTTATCGCGAAGAGGTTGAGAACGGATTTTCGCAGCAAAAGACTCTTCGCATACGGTTTGCAGACAATGCGCCTTACCCGTCACCAGATGCCACAAGGAACGACGGCAAGAAACTCATTAAGGGATCGGACTCTGACCCTGAGGAGTTTTTGGATCTGACTTCTTTCTGCACGAATAGAGGTCATGCCCGGACCATTGCGGAGTACAAGCTGCGCGTTCGTGCTCACAGTGACCACACCATCAGTTTCAAGACCACGCCTAGCTCTGCTTTGGCGTTGCAAGCTGGTGACTACATCAAGGTCGTCTCAAACCGGACTCACACCAACCGTTTCAACAACGGCAGTGTTGATGCGTTTGGCGGCATCACTTCAACAGCAACGTTGAATGATGGCTCGCATGACGTGTTTTTCTGGACGCCAAGGCAGGACAACACTGGAATGCAGGAAGGAACGATGAGCGTGTCTAGCGGCAAGACAGGCGATTCCTCGTTCTTCAATTCAATCTTTACCACCGTCCAGACAGACAGGCAGGCTCGTGTTTATCGCGTAGACAGTCTGACGATTGATGACGAGGGGTATGTGGACATTGTTGGTACGCACCAAGAGCTAACCACCTCTGGCGCGTTGGCTACACTCGTAAAGAACGTGGAGCAGTTTGAGATCTCTGAGGACTAATGACTGCAGTAAGTTTTCCCGCTTTAGTCCCCAGCAGTCGTTCATACGAGCCTGGTGTATTTCCTGAGACGCAGTTTCAGGCTCAAAACGGGGCCGTGGTGCGGGTGCGTTATGGCAACCAACGAGCAGGCAGTCGTTTGAGCTTGACGTTTGCAAACATCACCGACACAAACGCCTCACTGATTTTGCAGAACTACGTAGACGTGATGAGCGGCGATAACTACGCCGAGTTCACGGTCAGCAACGTAGCCGCTGGAGCGTCAGAGAGTCTGACACCTTGGATTCGGGAGACGAACAGCTTATTGAAGTGGAAATACGCATCGCCACCATCAGTTACAAGCGTTAAGCCAGGACTGTCTACAGTGACGTGTGAGTTCACTGGCGAGCTTGAGGGTGCCTGACCATGGCTAAGTATTACGCGGGTCAAGACGGCAGCGTTGAGCTTGGGGGCAATGCAGTCGCCAAGGTTGTGCAGTGGTCTCTAACTGCCAACACTGATGCTCTAGAGGTAACGACGCTAAACCAGGACGTTCGAGAATTTACGACTGGAGTGCGGTCTGCATCTGGAGCGTTGACTGTTCTGTATTACGACGACGCGCCAGTCAAGTTACTGAATCAGGTCAACCAAGACACCACAGCTGACAACTCGATTACGTCAGTCGCAAGGTTGAAGCTGAAGTTTGATACAAAGTTTCTGGAGTTTGACGCGGTGCTTACTAGCGCCGAATTGTCATGTGTTGTTGGTGAGGTTATGCGTGTCAATGTGAACTACACCATGAGTGGCGATTTCGTCAGTAAGTCACTATGACCGTCTTTGTAGGCAACTCAGGTCGTATCAGGCTGCGTCGTAGTACGCCGGAACGGACGTTTACGAGTGTCGTTGACCCTGGTGACGTAAACGTCACAAAAAAGCGGTTTAGTTTTGACTTTCCGCCTGAGATGTTGCTTACGGGCGACCGGCTGCAGATCAAGAGCACAAACGGTGCAGACCTAGCATTTGTAAACGCCTCTGGCTGGGACGGTGGCAGTCAGTTGCCTGATGGAGCCTGGTTTATCAACGTTGATGAGCTTGGCGGCATCCAGCTGTATGACACGTTTGCCAATGCGTTGAACGGCCAAAGCACAGGCAAGGTGACGCTAGATGCGATTACGACATCAATCCCGATTGAGGTCACAAGCGTCCAGGCTGAGTACAACATTCTTGGCCTAGTTCGTTCTTTTGAGCTGAACAACGACCGCGAGGTTGTAGATGTCACAGTGTTGAGCGATGAGTTTCGTAAAAGAGAAAGCAGCTTAATTAGCGGTAGCGGCAGTATCGAATGCCAGTTTCATTACGACCCAGATGCTGCTGGTCTAACGGGCGATGTTGAAGCGCCTAACTACCTTCACGAACTAATTTTGCGGCAAAAACTTGGTGCGGAGTTTGATGCTGAGCTTTACATCGTTGAGCAAGGTAAAAATACCGAGGCAAGCAACGATTTCCTTTATTTTGAGTTCAAAGGTGTTGTAACGAACGCTGCGATTGCATTGGGCACTGGGACGTTGACGGTCTCAAACTTTAATTTCGTGACCACTGGTGCGATTTCTATCAGGCTTGGAATTGGTCAAATCACCAACTATGTGCTGAAAGAAGACGCCGATCGCATCCTGCTTGAGCAGCCCGGGAGCGGTAAGCTAGAGCTTGAAGATTAGTCTCGTAGGGGCTTGGCGTAATGGCAGATCAGAAGATCACAGCCCTTACAGAGCTGGCTGAAGCCGACGTAGCTTCGACTGATGTTCTGCCCATTGCCGACGTAAGCGCAAGCGAGACCAAGAAGGTCACTGTTAAGAGTCTGGTTGAGCAGGGTGTTGACCTGATTGATGACGCCAGTATTCCGGCAGCCAAGCTTGCATCTATAAGTCCTAGTTCATTAGGTAGCAGTACAGGAGCAAAGGAGTTTATTGCTGGCCCGACTGGCGCAGGTGGTGCGTATAGCTCACGGGTCATTGCAGCGACTGACCTGCCTGCAGCAACTGCGTCCGCTCTTGGTGGTGCGGCAGCTGGCACTGGTCTGACCTCTACGTCTGGAACGTTTTCAGTTGACCCTGCGACAACTTCTACTCGTGGAGCTGTCAGCCTGCCAACTGCGTCTGGCTTGAACGTTGACGCCAGTGGCGTTGTATCGCACCAATCAAGCGTTACTGGTCAAACAAAAAACGGTTTCACGGTCAACGACACAGGTCACATCACTGCTGTCGGCAGTATTGCTGCCGGTGATCTGCCCAAAGCGACCAGCTCTGCAGTTGGTGGTGTTTTTATTGGCAGCGGCCTAAGCGTTACTGGTAGTGGCCAGCTAAATCACACCGACAGCATTACGGCTGGAACGACTAGCGGCATCACTTTTAACAGTGAGGGTCACATCACGGCAACGACTGCGTTGACCGGGACTGATCTGCCTAACAGCACCACTACCGCCAAGGGTGGTGTATCTGTGCCTTCTGGTGCGCTATCAGTCAGCGGCGCTGGTGCTCTGACTCATGACACGTCAGGCGTCACTGCAGGCACATATCCGAAAGTCACTGTTGATGTTCGTGGTCACGTCACTGCAGGCACCACGCTGTCAGCTTCTGATATTCCAGATCTCAGCGCAGCCAAGCTGACTTCGGGAACGATCGGAACATCAATCATCGCGAACGACGCGGTGACAGGTGGGAAACTCGCGGACTCTTCAACTGTCCGTTTTGC